GATGGTAATAGGCTTCCTGATGAAAAGGATGACCGAATGGAAAAAGTCAAGACAAAGCGACCAAAGGCCGAAAAGGATAAGACCAAAATTAAAACAAATGATGGCACACATTCGGGCTATGGAAAGGGTGGAGAAACTACTGAATTTAAAGCCTAAATTTGGAGGCTTTGAATGAAACTCAGCAGTATTGAGAAGGATAAGCAACCTTCCGAAGAGATTCTAAGACTCTTTGAGAAAGTGCGAGTTGCTTATCTTTCAGCCAAAAACGACCCATCAGAATATGGTGGACGTTGGCGTAAAGCAATCGAACTCATCAAAGAAACCTTTGAAGAGATTGACGCTACTAGTAATGAATTAAAAGATTACTTAGATGAAGAAATTCTTGACGCTAAGGAAAGTGGCGACCCTAATTCACAACAAGCAAAGAAAGTATTTGAGGGAATTAAAGCCCTAAGATATTCTTCTGATTTGGTTCAAGACCCATTCTCTAAGAGATTCAAGGGCAAGGTGCTAGAAGCACTTCTAGAAAATCCTGAGAACATGGTGAAGTTTGTTCATTACGCTTTGCGTGAAGACGACAACACTCTCCCAAAGGAAGTCTATGCGATTAAGGACATGGCGGTTGATGATATTACGGTTGGTCTTCAAGGACTTGACCTAGAATCGGACGACATAGCCCTCTACATTATCGAACATTACGGGGATGGAAAAGACTCCAAAGAAGTAGAAAAGAAAGTTAAGACTGCTATGGATATGTTAGAACTCTTAATGCTGTCTAGATATGAAGAATCTGATTTAGATGAATTAATAGAAGTAGATGGTGTTTTACCAGAGAAGGAAAGTAAATCAGTTAGCATCAAAAAGGATGAGACTGAGAAATCAGAAGAAGAAAAGTCAGTAAGTGATTTTATTGTCCCTAACAAACCAATGTATAGAATCTTTGACATCGACGACATTAATGAATTAAAAGGATTTAGTGGCGAATGGTATGTTCAAGAAAAATATGACGGTATGAGAATACAACTTCAAAAGATTGACAAAAAGGTAAAGGTATTTTCATACAACAAAAAAGACATTACCGAGAAATGCAAAGAAATTGTTTCTGAATTACAGAAGAAACAATTTGGTGATTGTATTCTAGATGCTGAATTAATTCTTTTTGATGGTGATGAGCCTCTACATCGAGCCGATACTATTGCTCATGTGTTTAAGAACAAATACAAGGAGGCTACTCTTAAGTGCCATGTATTTGACATTATGCGACATAATGAACAGAACCTACTTGATGAAGAGTTATCAGATAGAATGACTATTATGTTCAATAACTATTCTATGCATTCCTCCGATGTTCTAAACTTTCCTTCAAAGAAAGACACTCGACAGGCTGATAATCTTAAAGACGTAGAAGAATACTCTAAGGCTATTATGGAAATGCCCACATCAGAAGGAGTCGTTATTAAAGACGCTACTTCTACATATTATTTAGGAACGAGAAAGAATCCTAAGTGGATTAAGTGGAAAAAGTTTGTAGACCTAGATGTAATTATTCTTAACAAGTCTAAAACAAAAAGCAATTTGTATTCCTATACTTTAGGAATTGGCCCTGTTGATTTGGATAATAAATTCATTCAGGAATTTCAAGGTAAAAAATATATGGATGTAGGAAAGGCACTCAATACTAAAATTAATGCAAATATTGGTGATATTGTAAGAGTCAAGGTAGATGAAGTAAAGAGGTCGGGAGAGAGATATACTTTGTATTCAGCACAAGTTATTGAAATACCCGAAGTGGATGCTCCTGATAAATTGGTTACTCTTGAGTTGTTATCACAAGACACTAAGAAGTCTCTGAATTATTCAGTAGAAGCCCTCAAGAAAGGAATTACAGTTACAGACCATATTCATGGTGAAGCAACTATTATTGTTAAATCAGACCTAGATGGCTTTACTATTTACGGCTTTGAAGAAAGCAACCTAATGTCAAAGAATGCTCTCAATGATTTGGATATGTGGAAACAACAAGTCGAAAAGATTATGAAAACTAAACAAAGCCAATTGACTGTTACCATCTTTAATCATCTAAAAGAAAATGGAGCAAAGTCTCCAAAAGAATTACATAACTTCCTTGTAACAAAACATCCTTCCCTCTATGAAGACGTATTAGATAGTGAATATTCTAAACTAAACAATTGGGCGGAAAAAAGAGACGGAATATCTTTTGATGCCGATAAGTTATTTGCCGAAGCCGATAAGATATATCAAGAGGACTCCATCAAAAAGGCATACAAAACACCCGAAGAATACCAAACTGGCGAATTTAAAATATACATGAGAAAGGACAACAACTTGAATATTGTTATGAAACTAGGCGATGAGAGCATCAACTGGCTTGTAGATACCCAAGACGAAGAGGAATTATTCGATATGTTCGGCAAAGCAGGAAAATACCCTGCCGAAGTAGCAAAGACAATGGATAAAGAAAAGACCATTGATAGCGGTTCAGTCAAACTAGGTATTCAAAGACATGGCTATCATGAATACTTTTTGGAAGGAAACAAATTTGAAACAAAACTTCATGTTCGTGTTCTCCCAGTAAAGGGTAAGAAAATGTGGCTAGCATGGACTGGTTATGAACAAAAACCCGCAGACCTAGAGGGTGATGAAGGGATTTGGAACATTTATGAGGACAAATTTAGTTCGATGGAAATACCTCGATAAACCATGTTCTTTAAATAGTAGATTAGATTTAGGGAGGGATGAAGAAAATGACTATTCTTCTAAAGAGAGACATACAAACGGACTTTCGGATTCTAAAAAGCGATGAACTGATGATTGGAGGATATGCTAGCATCGAAATCGTAGACAAACAAAATGACTTAATCACACTCAAGGCTCTTAACGAAGCAGTAAAGAAATATATGGAGAACCCAAAATTTAGAAATGTAATGACAAATCATTCAAATGTTCAAGTTGGGGAAGTTGTAGAATCATATAGAGATAAAACAGGGAGACTATGGAAAACAGAAGTAGATGATGTTGGATTCTTTGTTGTAATTAAATTAAGAGATGATATAGAAAAAGCCAAAGAAATTAATAGAGGCATCAGAAAAGGTTCATTGAGGAGTTTTAGTATCGGAGGACAGGCAATACAAAAAGTAAAGAAAAGCCATCCCGAATTAGGACAATACAATGAAATAAGCAAACTGGAATTACATGAGGTTACAATCTGTGAAAAAGGAATAAACCCCGAAGCAAAGTTTGACATTCTAAAACAAGAAAAAACAAAGGTGAACAAAATGACCAAATTAGAAAAAGCGTTAGAAGAACTAGACTCATTGATGAACGAAGTCAATGCGTTGAGAAAAGAAGAAGAAGAAATGATGGAAATTAAGCCTGAAAAAGAGGCAATGGCCATGAATGATGAGGACGACGATACAAAGGAATCCATGATGACCGAGCGAATGTTAGAAGAAAAGGATAGAGAAGCAAAGGCTCTCCTTTCAACTCTAGATGGAGCAGGTGTCGAAATTGGCGAACCTGCTGATAGAATCGTTATTGACAATGGAAAGCCAAGAGCATCTGATATGCCAGTTGTAAAGGCTTTTGAAAACGACGAATTAGAGACTCTTGATTTGTCTCTTGGAAACATTGAGAAGGCTTACGAGGCTTTCCGACAAGAACAACTTGAAAAGTTGGCTTACGACAATTTGCAAAAGCAATTTGAGGCTCGATTCAATGCGGAAACAACTACAAGAGAAGACATCCTAGCAAAGTCTCAATATGACGCTGCCAGTGAAATTGCTTCTCTTAAGCAAGAATTTACACAACTAAGAAAGTCTTTGACGGCTGAGAAGGAAACAATCCTAAAGGCTCAAGAAGAGGCTCAAATCAAACTCCCTTCATTGGATGAAATTGCAGAATTAGACTGGAATGACATTCATAAGATGGCAGGAGGTTATTAAGATGAGTGGATATATCAACACAATTGCAGACTTAGAAGCACAAACATACGGATTTAGTCTAGGCGGAAGCAGTAATATGCTTTTGAAGACAGCAGGAACAGTTAGCGGTATTCATGGAGGCCATGATGCAGCAACTCAAACCTCACCAACAAGCGGTATTGCGGGTAATCTTTACGGTGTCCTTTATGGGCAAAAGGTTTGGTCAATGCTTAACAGAGAAGTAAATGCTCTCTCTATTATGTCAAAGCGACCATATACTTCAAGCGGTTGGAGAGTTCTTTCAAAGCGACCTGCGGGTGGAACTGGAAACTCTCACGCATTTACTCAAACTGGAACTGATTTGGCAGGAACAGATGCTCCTAGACTCGACCATATTGGTGGTGTTCCAGAAAACGCATCTCTTTCTACAAGTGGAGATGGTTTGATTGCTATTGCTCCTGAATATTCTACACTCTTTATGAGTCCAAAGACTGTTGCTCATCAATTCGATTTCAGCGAATTGGCAATGGAGATGGCTCAAATTGATGATGGAATTGGCGACATTAGAGCGCAAATGCGAG